TTCATTTGTTTTATGTGTTTTTGTGTGCAATTGGTAATTCTTGAATCTCAATCATGTGTTTACTAACATCTTCAGGCTTAAGAAAGCCTATTACATTATCAGTGATTGGCGTATCATAGCATACATCACCATCACTATCTATGACAGCAAGTTCATACAATCCTACTTTTCCACCGTAACTATGTGGACCCTGAACAACAGATACACCATATCCATTGTCAAACTTCATAAATGCACGAATCCAATTACTACGATCGTCCACTGTATTAAACAATAAATCTTTAAATGTTCTCATAACGTTTGTGTGCGTTTAAATGATTAAATAATATCCCTCTGCACTCAGTTGTAATACATTCAGGAACTATGTAATGAACATAGACCATCCTTAGCTACGTCACACTCTGTACACAAATGCTTTGACCCATATGGATATTACAACTGCTCACCCTTGGGAAGTGAGAATGGTGCATTGAAATTGTATGTCCATCCTACATGCTTATACATGCATCACGGATGGATTAAGGCAATACGTAGCCACATACAATTATTGAAAAGAGCCCTATTACAGGCTCTTATTATTAATTGTAAGAAGATTCTTGCATAGCAATAGAATGTTCCATTTGAATCTTCCCAGCTAATACTTCAAGCTTCTTTGCCATCTGTCTAATAAACTCTTTATGCTCTATATTAGAATAGACAGCTTCCTTACACTCACAAGAGAGTGCATATACTAATTCATCCAATGACTTTTCCATGTTAATTTTCAGTTTAATGCTATATAAAATGATGAATACTAAAATCAAGGTTTATAAAAACACCCCATTATTACGTGTGTGGTGTCACTCCTACTCTTATTCACTCAACTAATTCTTGATAAAGTACAACATGAAGTTTTAGTTTTCCCGTGTAAAACTTTATTAAATTGTACATTACCATAAAACCATTGTACTTTAGTAAGGATAAACTAATTACACAGATCACACCATATATATTACAACGCATTACCACATGCTTGGCCTCGTAGAACCCTTCATTGTATGTATAATATATGTCTGATTTGCACAGATACAATCTCTGTGTAATTAGCCCACCCAAACGTTTTTACTCCCACCCTGTATATAAGAAGAAAAAGTGGATCAAAGATCCACTAATTCTTCTAAAGGAAGGGATTCAGCCTGCCACTCTTTCACTTCACCCACTGGCAACTCAACAAGTTCAGTGCCTGGTAGACTAACAGTGTAAATTACAGAGGTCTTACCATCTTTGTCCTTGTTTGTAGTAGATTCAATTACAGGCATGCCTAGTAACTGACCAGAACTCATCTTCTTCTCACGAAGGAGTTTACTCACCGCAGGTGAGCAGAAGATGTTTCCCTCCTGACCAGTAGCAGTGCGAAGGTTGAGGAAGATTCTCTTAGTGCCAGCAAAGTTTGATGGTGAGATAAAGATCTTACCACCTTCGCCAAGGATGTCTACTAATTTACCGATTACTGTTGTTGGTGTTGATTGTGTTAAATGCTGTAACATGATTTTTGATTGGTTAAGTGTGTTTAAGGGGGAGTCACCCGACTCACCCAACTCTGCGTGGGGTTGGCATTGGAAGTAACCTACTCCCCCATTGACACAACACTTTTCCAAATTTTGAAAATTTTGGTGGGGGGCTTCTTTCCAATCACCTCATAGTGCGGGGTGTTCACAAAAACAAGAAATAATAAAATTTGTTATTTTCGCGGAGGATGTTTTATATTTGTTAGAAACCAATAAGGAAATGATTGTACAACGATTAAAGAAGGGATTACAGAATGACACGGAAGTGTCGTACAGGTATTATTCTGTTCTTTCTGCATTGAACGATTTGGAGCTTACAACACGGGAAGTTCAGCTGATGTCTTTCATTGCTGTTTCTGGAAGTATTTCTGTTCCTAGTAATAGAGAAAAGTTTTGCTCAACATACAAGACAACGGGAGCTACAGTGAACAACATGGTGTCTAAGCTCAAAAAACGTAACCTGCTTCTTAAGAAGGATGGAAAGATTGTTGTCAATCCCCTCATATCGTTAGATTTCTCCAGTGACATTACATTAGAGATAAAGATTTTGCATGAAGGAAAAGCCTAATTCAATGTCCCATAGGGATTGGTTTGTTAGAAGGCTTGCTGAGTCCCTAGAAATGGATGTGAAGATTGTTGATCAAGTGATAAAACATCAGTTTGATAGTACACTGGCAGCTCTACAGAAGAATAAGACAGTGGAGATTTCTGGATTTGGCACCCTAAAGTGGAATGATAGAGCTGCTCAGAAAAGGCTTGATGTTCTAGATGAGAAGATTAGAAGTTTGAGAGATATGATTTCCAATTCTGATAGTGATGTTAAAACGGAGAAGTGGAATGATGATATTGATTACATGTTGTTGAGGCGTAAAGTATTAATGAATAAGATAAATGAGCTTAACACAGATTTACGAAGGTTGGAAAAACAATCTGCTTCCAGAAGAAAAACTAAAGGAACAGATTGATCAAGTGTCAGCTGAGAGAATGAGCATTTGCAATGATTGTAAATTCCATTCTAAACATCATAAGACAATACGTTTTGATGAACATTGTACACATTGTGGATGTACACTTTCTGCTAAAACAAAATGCCTGTCTTGTGCGTGTCCTACAGAGAAATGGAAACCAGTGATGACAAGAGAACAAGAGGAGGAAATCGATGAGGCAGAATAAAGAAATAAGATTTAGAAAAATCAGCTTACAGCTTCTCCTCGATACGTTGACACATATATGGGATTCTGGAGCTGATTACGTTGACATCATTGGTATTCAGGGCGAAGATCAAGATGTCATTAATATTGTCGTGAAAGAAGAATACATGTCAGAAGAAGACAATGATGTGTACGATGAGGAAGAAGAGGAAGACAATGACACACTTTCTGATGAGGATATAAACAACTTGATATGAATAGAGCTATGATTGGACAAGAATCAATGTCCGTAATTGAAAGATTGGCAGCGTTGTGCGCCACGCCTGGTATTGATGATAAAACCAAGGAGATTGCTAATAAGCAGATTCAGGAATTGCTTAACGGCCCTGTACACACGTCTGTTGTAGAACTGAAGACAGCTGCTGCTGGAATTGTAACCCTTACTTAATATGGAAAATAAACGAAAAAAATTTGTACATGTCAACTTAAAAGACTTGGGCTTTAAGGAGATTGAAGGACTATCAGAATACAGCAATAAATTGCTTGTAGAAGAAGATGTGGATATTAAGGAATATGCAAAAAACGAAACTGCTCCTTATGGAGGAGAAGATCCAATGGAATTAGCTAATTTCATTAATGTAGAAACTCCAGAGGATGAGTATTTTAGAGAAAGAAGAGATTTGGAAAGAAATATTATGTATTGTAAAAATTCAATTCTGGAATCTTCTCAAGAGATTATTCATCAAACAGAACTAATGAATATTTATCTAGAAGAATTGGAGAATATTTATCAAAAGTATACAACAATAATTAATGGCTGCTCCAAAGAAAACTACGTACGTTAATACAGAACTTGATTGGGCAGAGGAGCAACTTTCTAGCTGGAAGCAATATGTTGATGCCAATCCCATGCATGAGCTTAAGGATAGGATTGAATGGAAGCCTACAGCTAAGGGAGGAATGTTGCCTATGGTGATTGCTAGCATTGAATCCCAGGGTAAGTTTATTCAGGAGACAATGAAGAACTATTTAGCCCTTCTTGAGGTGGTGGATAAGCTGAGAGAGAAAGAAGAATCTAAGGTGGAAATACGTGGTAATGGTGAGCTCGGCTCTATGGCTGAAGATTTCCTTAAAGGTAGACGATGAATTTAGAAAATGTTAAATACAGTGAGTGGTTGATTAACCAGCCACGCCTTCCTGATAAAACATCACAGGAATACAAGCCCTTCTTTGACTTTCATAAGAAGCTGTGTCTTGATGGATTTATGATGGATGGTGTGTTCATCAATCCCTTTCTGTATTGGCATTTAAATCTGTGGCATACAGAAGTGGATGTTATGGATGATAGAGGACGCATCTATCAGAAATATGCTAATCCCTCTCTTAGAGACAATGAATGGTTAGTTACAAATGAAATAGACAGAGCCCATGCTGAGAAGCGTGGGTTGGTTATTTTGGGTATTAGACGTTTTGCTAAGTCTGTGCTTGAAGCTAGTTACATTGCTTGGGGTGCCACATTTGATGAGAACTCACAGAACGTTATTGCTGGCTTGAATGCTCCAGATATTAAACTAATTACAGACAAGCTTGATAAGGGCCTCAACTTCCTTCCTGAATACTTTAGATGGCAACGTGTAGAAGATAACTGGAAGAATCAGGTGACGTTAGGAATAAAGACAAAGGGAGGAGAGAGAATACCATTCTCTCAAATTCTTATTCGTAACTTAGATGAGGGCAATAACGAAGAAGCTATTGCTGGTACAAAGCCACGTAAGCTCATTATTGATGAGATTGGTAAAGGATCTTTCCTAAGAGGTTTACAAGCTGCTGTTCCTGGCTTTACAACACCGTTTGGATGGGGCTGTTCCCCAATTCTTACAGGTACAGGAGGTGACATGAAGCGTTTTATGGATGCTAAGTCATTGATGTTTGATGTTGACAATTACAACTTTCTAACATACAATAACGAAGAGGATACAAAACGTGTACATGGGCTATTCATTTCTAATAAATATAGAATGGAAGCCAAAGAAGATTCTACGTTAGGAGCTTATGTGAATGCTGCAAAAACTAGTGAGCTTCATAAAGTAAAAATGTTAGTGTCTAATGAGGAGAAAGCTGACAAAATTACTAATGATAACTTAGAAAGATTAAAGAAGGCTGGTGATAGAGTGGCGTTCCTGAAAGAGAAAATGTACTATCCACAGAAGGTGGATGACATATTTCTTAACGAAGACACCAACATCTTTGACATTGAAGCTGCTAAGAGACAGAAAACCAGACTATTACAGAACGAAAGAACAGGAACACCTGTTATATTATTTAGTGACGAAGGAAAGATAGGACATGAGTTTACAGACAACATGCCTATAACAAACTTCCCTCTTAAGAGTACAGATAGAAAGGATGCTCCTATAGTTATATATGAGTTTCCCATAGAGAATCCTCCTTATGGATTATATGTTGCAGGAGTTGACCCCTACAGACAAGGACAGGCAAAGTATTCAACTTCACTAGGTTCTGTGTATATTTACAAGAGAATGCACGATCTCACTGGTGAAAAATATCAGGATATGTTCGTAGCTTCGTACTGTGCAAGACCTGATAAGAAGGAAACATGGGAAGAACAGGCTAGATTACTAATTAAATACTACAATGCTAGAGCTCTTTGTGAAAATGACGATATTTCGTTCATTGAATACATGAAGAGTAAAGGCGATGCACACTATCTAGAGAAGCAGCCACAATGGTTGTTAGAAGTGATTCCAAACACTACTGTGAAACGAGAGTATGGAATTCACAGATCAGCTCAAAAAATAATTGACTATCTACATACATCGTTGAAAAGATATATGGAAGATGTTATTTATTCTGAGAAAGATGATAATGGGATTGTAACTAGAGAAGTTACAGGGGTGAGTAAGATATTTGACCCAATGCTTCTTGAAGAAATTATCCAATATAACGATGAGGGAAACTTCGATAGAATTGTAGCAGCGGAACTTGCTATAGCTCAGGCACTTAAGATGGACCCTATATTAGGGAAGATTGGAGGAACTAGTGACGATAGAGTTAAATCTTTATATTCAAAAAAGATTAAGAGTAATACGCTGTTTACCAGCTCTAAAAATATGTTCAATACGAGAAAAAATAAATTATTTTCATAATGGCAATCATTAGATATACAAAGGACGCAACCATACGATATGCCTATCTTAACATTTTCCCTGATCAATTTAAGACAGAGAAAGAAAAGCAGGATGAGAGTTGGGTGAAAAACACGATGGATTATTTCGCAAACAAGTCGTATGCGGAATACATGAAGAGTCGTGACACGTTTGTTAAAAACTATGACCTTGTAAAAGGCATCCTGAGAATGGAGGACTTTTATCAGGAGCCAGATGTGAAATCGTTTACAGAGATGTTGCAGGCAGACTTAGGCTTACCTGCTTATGTAAAACATTATTCTATTGTAACCACTCCCATCAATAACCTTGTAGGTGAAATATCTAAGCGTCCAGATACATTTCGTGTAAAGGCATTTGATGATGATAGCCAAGCTGAAGAACTACAATTTAAGACAGATGTTCTTCAGGAGTTTATTATTTCTCAGGCTAGACAGAACATAATTCAGAAGCTAGCTATGAAGGGTGAAGAGATTGACGAAGAGCAGCTTAATCAAATGACAATGGAACAAGTGAAGGATCAGCTAGATTCCTACACTTCTGTAGCTGAGAAATGGGCTAATCATATTCTGACATGTCAGAAAGCTGAATTCAACTTGAAAGAAAAATCAGAGGATGCATTCAGAGATCTTCTTATTTCTGCTAGAGAGTTCTATCACATCTATGAAGACAACTCTAAGCTTGGATTTAACATAGAAGTGGCCAACCCAAAGAATACATGGTTCCTAACAACGCCAGATAGAAAATGGATTTCTGATCCAACAGGAAGAAACCAAGGAGCGTATGCTGCTGGTACTGTGCAAGTTATGGAACTTTCTGAAATCATTGAATCCATCCCTGATCTCACTAAAGAAGAGATTGATCACCTAAGAAGCTCATTGCAAGACTACGGACTTATCAACGTTCGTGAATCCAATCTTGGTAATCCTAATGCTGCTGATGGTATTGATTCTATTCAATACGACACATTCGATCCTCTTGTCCTTCAGACAAGAATGATGATTGAAAGTGAGATGAAAGAGAACAACGATGGATTGAAAGACTTCTTAGGACTAACAACAAACGTGTCTACATTTGGATACAAATATGTTGTTGTTAGATCATATTGGATTAGCAAGAGAAAGATTGGTAAGCTTACATATCTAGATGAAATGGGTAATGAGCAAACTGTTCTTGTAGATGAAAACTACAAATCAAACACTATTCCTACACAAATCTCTCTTGAATGGGGATGGATTAACCAGTGGTATCAAGGAACAAAGATTGGTCCAGACATCTACCACATCAAACCTCTTAAAATCGTAAACTATTGCCCTATTATAGGCACTACGTTTGAGGTGAAGAACACAGAAGCTAAATCATTAGTGGATTTGATGAAGCCATTCCAGGTGTTATACAACATTTGTATGAATCAGCTTTATAAATTGCTAGAAAAGGAAATTGGTAATGTGGCTTCTGTAAACATTAGACGTGTTCCTAGACTAAAAGATGGAGATGATCAAGATGCTCTAGATGTATGGGAAATGGAAGCAAGAGAGCGTGGTATTATATTCGATGATGACAGCCCAGAGAACACAAAAGCTGCTGTCTCTAACACCACCATTGCAAGAAATATAGACTTGACAAGAACTAATGAAATTCAGTCTAGATATAACCTTGCTCTTCAACTTAAGAACGAATGTTGGGAACTTATAGGCATCTCTAGACAGCGTTTAGGAAGCGTACAAGCGAGCGAATCTGCCACAGGTGTCAACACAGCTGTCAGTCAGTCATATGCCCAGACAGAGCCTCTATTCATTGCACATGAGTATGTATTAGGTCAGTTATATCAAGCTATTGTAGATGCTGCACAATATATAGAAAGTGCTAAGCCTATGTCTACCTTATCATATATTACATCAGAGGGGGAATCTGCATTTATACAAGTGAATGGTAATGATTTGAAGCTTCGTGATCTTAAAGTGTTTATAACTAATAGACCAGAAGATACACAAATGTTTAATGAGCTTCGTCAGCTATCTCAGGCTGTCATTCAGAATGGTGGCACACTATATGATGTAATAGAATTGTATTCTACTAAGTCTATGAGAGAGATGAAGAAGACATTCAAAAATCTCAAAGATCGTCAGCAGCAAATGCAAGATCAGCAGATGCAGATGCAGCAGCAACAGCTTGAGCAACAACAACAAATTGCATCCGCTCAACTACAGGCTCAACAACAACAGCAACAAGAGACACTTGCTAATGAGAACTATCAGAAAGAACTTGATAGAATCAATAAGAAAGAAATAGCTCTTATTAATGCTGCTGCAAGAGGCGAATCAGCAACACAAGATGTTGATGAGTCAGGCACTGCTGATATATTAGAGATATCAAACTTGTCTATGCAACAGTCTAAAGCAGCTCAAGATTATCAATTGAAGATGCAAGACATTCAATCTAAAAACACTCAAGCTATGCAGAAGCTACAGCTTGAAAAAGAAAAACTAAATGTTGCTAGAGAGAATATGAAGAACGATGTTGAAGTGGCTAAGATAAATGCTACAAATAGAGCATCTAAAAACAATAAGAAATAATAAAATATGGAAAAATTAACATTAATGCTATACGTGTCAAAAATACAACAATTTTGATTATTCTATATTTGATTATTTTACAAACGAAAGTACATTTATATCATACAAACCAATCAAATAATTAACTACATATATGGCAGACAACCTAGACACTCCGTCATTTGGTAACTTCGGTATTGAAGATACTATGGAGATGGGAGTAGGTAACACGCAGCTGTTGGACGATTTATTCTCTCCAGAGACTTCTACAGAAGATCCTGATAAACTAGAGACAATTGTAAAAACAGCAGAAGAACCAAAAGCTCCTAAGAAACCAGAAGTATCAAGAGGTAAAGAAGTTGTCCAGAAGCTAGATGGTGAGGAACCCACTCAACAAGATGTTTTGAAAAACTTTCTTGGAGATGACGATGATGAAGAAGAAGCAGAAGACGATGTTGTAACAAAACCTACACCAGCCAAAGCAGAAGCTGAGGAAGAAGAGGATGATGTTGCAGAATCACCATTTGTTTCTTTATCAAAGGACCTTTTCAAACTTGGTGTTTTTACACAAGATGATGATGAAGAGGATGCTGTAATTGAAACCCCAGAGCAATTCTTGGAGAAGTTCAATTCAGAAAAGAAAAAAGGTGCAATTGAAATTGTTGATAACTTCATAGGTCAATTTGGAGAAGATTACCAGAAAGCGTTTGATGCCATATTTGTAAAGGGTGTAAGCCCTAAAGATTATTTTGGTGTATACAACAATGTGGTGAACTTCGCTGAGTTGGATCTTTCTAATGAAGACAACCAAGTGAGAGTGATCAAACAAGCTCTGACAGATCAGGGATTTGATGATGAAGATGTCACCACAGAAGTTGAAAGACTTAGAAACTACGGTGATTTAGAAACAGTTGCTAGCAAGCATCATAAAGTGCTTGTTAAGAAGGAAGCAGTGAAGTTGCAACAAATGGAGCAGCAAGCTGAACAACAACTTCAGCAGAAAGCAATGGTTCGAAATCAGTATATACAAAACGTTCAGTCTGTCCTTCAAGACAAATTGAAAACAAAGGAGTTTGATGGAATTCCATTAAACCCCAAATTGGCATCAGAACTACAAGACTTCCTTTTGGTAGACAAGTACAAAACTCCTTCAGGTGAAACCCTGACAGATTTTGACAAGACTATCCTGGAACTTAAGAGACCTGAGAACCACGCTATGAAAGTTAAGCTGGGACTTCTTCTTAAGATTTTAGAAAAAGATCCTACGCTATCTACCATACAAAGAACAGGAGTGACTAAGAAGTCAACCCAGTTGTTTGAGGAAGTCGCAAGACAAACCAGTAAAAAACCTGGTTCTGGTGGCAATCCTGGAAAAGCGAACTCATGGTTCTTATAAATTAAATTAAACAAAGTAAAAAACAATGGCAATTCAAACAATCCCAGGTTTAACTGGCTTTACCTATGCCCGTGTTGCGTCAATGGACAAACGTGCTGTAGGAAAGCTAACTGATTCAAATCACTTGGAGTCATTTCACTCTACTGAGCCAGCTGACTATGACAAGAAGATCATCTCCTTGTACACTCAGAGCTCATTGTACAGCAATGACTTCCTTGATATGATCAACAAGTCCACTCCTTATTACATCGACAACAACAGCGATTCTTGGAAGTGGGACGTTCAAGTTCCTTACAAATTCCCTAAAATCATCGACATCCCTAGCTCCACTGCTGAGTTGAGCAAGCCAGGTATTGATGGTCAGGAGTTTCAGGTGGTATTGGACACTAACGAATTCTCTAAGAACGCTATCGTTTCTGTAGGTTCTCGTCAGTATGGTCCAAGATGGTACGCTGTAAAAGATCCAGTTCCGTGGAATGCAGGTTTCCTTTACACTTTCACATTGGTGTCTGATAACCCAATCTTGGATTTCGTAAGCCCTACCTTCTTGCAAATTGGTATCGAACTAGAACTAGTTGATGCTGCAATTGGTGAATTTGATCAGGACCTTCTTGGTTTACCAAGACTTGGTGAGAAAATCACTATGTTCGAATCTCTTGGTTCTGGATATGGTTTTGAGCACCAAGTAACTGCATGGGCTGATGACAAGACTATGCGTGATGCTTCTGGCAAACCTCTTGATATCTTGGTGTACGCTCCTCAGCGTAGAAACCAACTTCCTCTAACTCGTAATGATGTTAAGTGGGAGCCATTCGTAGAATTCATGTTAAGAAAAGCAATGCTTGAACTTAAGGTGAAGCGAATGATCTGGTCTAAGCCAGGCACTGTAAAAACTAATGGATCTAAGCAAGAATTGAAGCGTGTGTCTGCTGGTGTTTACCACAGAATGCGTAACAATGGTAACTTGGTACAATACAACCGTGGAGAATTCTCTGCAAACCTTATCCGTTCCGTATTTGGAGACTTGTTCTACAGACGTGTGGATGTTAAGGATAGAAGAGTTAAAATGTACACTAACGAAGCTGGCTTCGATGTGTTCCAGCAGGCTCTTAAAGCAGATGCTTTGAATTCTGGTCTTACTTTCATGGCAGATAGCGGTAACCGTTATATGCAAGGAGAAGGACAGCACATCACTTACAACTTTGCATTCGATGCAATGGTAACTCGTGAGACTGGTCGTGTTGAACTTATCCACTTGAAAGAACTTGATCTTCCTCAATCCAACTTGGAATTTGGACAGAACAAGAAATCAACTCCTGTGTTCATGGTATTTGACGTATCTCCAATGTCTGATGGCTCTATGGTTAACAACATTCGTGAAGTACGTATGAAGGGTGCTCCTTCTATGACTTGGGGTTATATCGATGGACGTAGACACCACTTAGGCTTTGCTAAGTCTCAGGGTATGTCTTCTGCCAACAAATTCCCAGGCTACGAAATCTGGATGCAAGATCGTTGCGATGTATTCATCGAAGACTTGTCACGAACTGTTCTCATCGAAGAAATTCCACAGTTCTAATATAAAATCTCCCCTCGTGTTAATCATGAGGGGAGTTTTATTCCTCTTTAAAACAGAGTGTGGGTCAGTGAGCCTAGCCATTTGATTGGCGCACTCTGCAAACAAACCAATAATAATCAAATAACTACGTAATGGGTAAATTAGGGAAAATCTCCACGATTAAGAAGGAGTACAACAGTGCTGGCATGCAAACCATGCAAGGAGGATTATCACAAAGAGGATTATCAAGAATTCCAGGAACTGGAGTTTTTAAATATCCTTACAAAGAACTTGATGGAAGATACAGAACAGGCTTAGATGCTGATGCTGCTTACATCAAAAGAATTGCTGATCCTACTGAGCGTGAGCTAGAAGTTGAACGTGTAACAGAGTTAAGAAAGAAGCTTGAAGATGCTCTAGGAGGAATAGATCTTGGACCAAGAGCTATTTTCTGGAACTATGGTTTATCAAAGTCTACAGACGACACTACTCATGTTCAAACTGTAAAACTTCTTGATGGTGATAACTACTTCGATTTAACAGTACCTTTTCAAGAACTTGCTTTCTCTTGGTTGAGAGTTCATCCAACTGTTGCTAGTTCTTACCAAGCATGGGAAAGAGGTGACTATCCAGCAGATACACAATTCTACGTTGTAGATGATGATATCGAAAATGCTGTAATCTTCAAGAAGAAACAATTGATCAACAAGGCAATCTCCAAGTTTGATACAATGTCTCCTGAGAAGAAAAGAAAAGTTGCAAGACTTCTAGGACTTCCAGTTACAGAAGATTCCAAAGAAGATTTTGTATATAATCAAGTGGATAATATTCTCAAGCAGACTGAATTCAAGTCTGGTAAATACCAAGGATTGTCAACAATCGAAGTGTTTAACAGATTTGCAGACATGAAGGAAAATTTACTCCATATCAAAGATTTGGTTAAGCAAGCTATTGCACATTCAGTTTACAGAGTTAAGTCCAGTGGACGTGTCTTTGAAGGCGAATTTGAACTAGCAAAAGATGAAGAGGAATTGGTGAAGTTCTTGGCTAACGATGATAATCAAGACGAACTAATCACTCTAGAACAAAAGTTGAAATCTAAGAAACTCGCTTCTGTATGATACCTGTAGATAGTTTATTATATAAAATTGATCAAAAACTAAATAAACTATCAACTAATGAGCATCAGCAGATTCAACTAGAAGATAAGATTCTTGCGCTTAACGAAGCGCAGATTAAGCTTATCAAACAGAAGGTTGATGGATTTAGTGTTGTTAGTGGTATGGGTTTGGACTCTTTTAAAAAGCGTTACGAAGACCTACAAAGACTTGTAATTAATTACAATCGTGGTAAGTTAGACCTATACGTTAAGAATGAAACATTAAATCAGTGGTCAGCAGATATTGATTTACTTGATCCAAAATACATGTTCTACATTGACAGTTATGTTTTAGCTGACAAGGGAGTGTGCAAGGATCGACAAATTTGGATAAACAAAGATTTGGCAAAGCATGGTGATTTGCAGTTCTTATTGAACAACGTTCACTACAAACCATCTTTCGAATATCAAGAGACATTTAATTTCATCTCCTCAGATGAAATTAGTATATTCACAGACGGAACGTTCACTCCTAGTGCGATATACATCTCTTATATGAGATATCCAATCTACATTGATAAGACAGGCTACATCAGGTTCGATGGCCAACCATCTACGGATGTTAACTGTGAACTTGAAGAATATCTGGAAGACGAGTTAGTCGATTTAACTGTCCAGAACTTAGCAATGTATACAGAGAATGCAGCTGCGGTACAAAGTGCCCAGTTCAGAATACAAACAAATGAATAAATAAACTTAACAAACAAACAAAAAAATGGCTGATTTCTCGTTAACCACCCTTTTTGTAGTTCCAGTAGGGCAAACTTCGCTCCCTAGCACTGGTTCTACTCAGGATCTAACTGCTGGTCAAGTTGGTTTCTTCAGAAACGATTACAGTGTGGCTACAGCTGGCAATATTGCTGCTGCTCCATACTTCTATGTAGCTCAAGGTAGACAAAACACCTACCTACAAGGCTCTAAGCGTTCTGATAAAATCAAGGGTTGTCCTTCTGGTTCAGGTTGCTCTTCTAACGTAACTGAATGGTACAAAGTATCAGGTTGCGGTACTCCTGCTGTCCAAATTACTGATGTAGGTAATTGGAGTGTACAGTGTGGAGAAGTTGTGACTCTTACTTTAAGAGGTCACTCTAGTTATCTTGACACCTTGTACTTCAACGGTTTCACCCGTTCAGTAACTGTACAAGCTCCTTGCTGTGATTGTGGTGCTGATCCTTGTGCTGATGTTAACACTAACGCATTGATCAACCAGTTCATCTATCAGTTGAACCTTGCTGCTCCTGGTAACAACCCTGACAATATCACATTGTCTGATTTCTATACTTTCGAAAACGTAGGTGGAACTATCCTTCGTATTTCTGGTAAGCCTCTTACCAAGTATGGCCAGCCTTGTGATATTGCTGCATTCCCTTGGGAATATGACAGAATGTGGTTCCGTACCTTCGTATACCAAGGTCCTGCTACCACTGCTGACTTCATCGTTGCTGACAACTGTGATATCGTAGCTAACCCTGTTGTTGTTCAGAGATCTTCTTACCCAACTGGTACTGCTGAAGAAATTGCTCAGCTTGAGAAGAACTTCTACAGCTATCAGGCAGGTTACTTGAAGCACTTGTACAGAATGAATGGCTACAACGAGAACTTTGAGACTTATGTAAGCACTGGTACTATTTATGATACCTACTACATCAAGTTCAATCAGTATGATCGTTCTGCTTATCAGTGGGGTGACTATATTTATGAGGATAGCATGGTTATTCTTGCTGCTCCTAATGCTGCCACTCCAGGTAATGCTGGTATCGCTGCTGCTGTTGAAGCTGTTCTTGAAGCTGCTCTTGGTACTGTAGTTGACAACAATGTTTGTATCACTACTACTACCACTACAACTTCTACACCTCCAACAACTACTACCACTACTAGCACTTTGATTCCTTAATAGTAGGTAAGTTAAAATTTCTACAACCTATGCCAGAGGGTGAGAGGATTAGTTCTCAAAATCCTCTGGCATTTTCTTTATAACTCCCATGCCAACTCTGCAACTAGACATTCTCGTAGTTCCAACATACAACACGCTAACGCTTGCTGTTGCTGATGCTTCTACATATCCAACTACACCACCAAATGTTACATCTCCATCTATTGAGATAAATGTTCCTAACTTTGGCATAGTTAATATTCCATTTGTTGTTAATTCGTTGAATGTATTCACAAGTGTTAACTTAGGAATTTCAACAGTTACTAACGACCCACTTCCTGATGGTATCTACTATCTAAAGTATTCAGTGGCTCCAGCAAACGTAAACTTTGTTGAAAGAACTATTATGCGTGTAGAAAGACTTCAAGAGAAGTTTGACGAAGCATTCATGAGACTTGATATGATGGAGTGTGACAGAGCAATTAAGACACAATCTAAGGTGGAGCTTACAACTATATCATTCTTTATTAATGGAGCTGTAGCAGCTGCAAATAATTGTGCTACAGTTGAAGCAAATAGATTGTATCTTCAAGCTGATAAAATGCTCAACAACTTCCTAAGAAATAACTGTGGATGTTCAGGAAATAATTATGCAACAGTAACAACCTACTATTAATATGGCAAAGTGTTCAAGATGTGGAGCAAGTGTAGGATGTGGATGCAATCTTAAAAACGGAATGTGTGCATTTTGTGCACAGAAGAAAAAAGATGAAATTACAGTGCAACCACCCGTCACTGATAGAATTGAATTAGAAAGATTAGTATAAACATCTTCTAAAAATAAATAAACATGCTACAACCTAGATTAACTTCTTGTTCTGAATGTGGTGAAATTCCTGATTTGCTACAAGACATTGAATGTAAGATTACAGAAGTTGCAAAGAATCTTTACAACAACACTGTGTTTGCATTGAATATGCCTGTCCCATTTACAACGATGATAGATCTTCTTAATTATAGAAGAATCTTGACATATAAGTATTGTAACCCAGATTACGCTAAAAACTTTAGCGTATGTCAAATAGCTAGTAAAGTAAAACTTCTAAAATATAAATAAATGAGCTGCTCTAATTGCTTTAACGGATGCACAGAAATCATATCTGATCAGTGCGTAAGATATACAGGATTTAATATTCCTGCCCTAGGTATTTCCAATGGTGATACACTTGCTAATGTTGAATTACAAATTTCAACATTCATAATAGATTTGTCTACAGGTAACGGGGTTATTCCTGTTATAAATCCAGCTGATCTCTGCTCATTGGTGAGTGGGTTTCTTCCAGTGTCTGGTGACATTACACTTAATGATGTTATCTCAGCATTGATTCGATCAATTTGCTCTTTAAAAACCAGTGTTACAGCAATTGAGTCAACACTCACCACCCTTAATGCCAATTATACAATTGGATGTCTTACAGGTGTAACAGCATCGTCTGATACACATGACATTCTTCAAGCAGCTATTAATAAGCTGTGCTCAACAGCTGCTGATCTAACAGCACTAGAGCTCGATGTTACAACAAACTATGTTGAGTTGGCTGATTTGAATACGCTTATCCAAGCTTATTTAGACAGCATTGCACCATCTAACTTGTACAAGAATAACATGGTACCATACATTGCGTATGAGTACTATGGCCCTCTTACAGGCTTTGATATTACAGGAGCAGGATCTGGCCAGTTTATAGATGTGTTTTTGTGTAATGGTAGTAATGGTACACCAGACAAGAGGGGACGTGTTGCTGTAGGAACTACAGATGGAACTATGGCTGGTACCATAACAATGAGTTCTATAGTTAACCCATCTACACCAGGTAATCCAAGTTATTCACTTAATGGTTTAGCAGGTGCGAATAATGTTACTTTGACAACAAGTCAAATTCCTTCGCACACGCACACAGCTACAGCAACTGTTGTAGATCCTGGACATAACCATCAACCTGCAAATGGTGGAGACTTTGCAATATGGCTTAATAATGAAGCTAATGCTGGTAGTGGTTCTAGTGGATATGAGGTAGATGAAACCAATCATCCTTCTTCAACAAATATCAAAACAACAGGAATAACAGTGAGTGTTGCAAATTCTTCAACAGGTGATGGATTATCTCACAATAACATCCAACCTACAATTGGTGCTTATTACATCATGTACATCCCATAAACTATGCCATTCAATACTAATTGCCCAGGATGCGGATCTTTAGGTCCATGTGGTTGCAGCGGTGACCATTGTGAATTTGTTTCTTCTGAAAATGTAAAATATATAGGACCAAACCTAGCGGGAACAGGAATACAAAGCTGTGATGATCTCACAGTTGCTTTACAGAAGATTGACAATGCAATTGCTATTATAGAAGCACAGATTTCTCCAACACCACCTACAACAACCACAACCAGTACATCATCTGGTCCAACAACTAGTACAACTAGTACAACAACTACAGGACCTGGATTTTATTCTTGGTATTTAGGAGGATTGGCAAATATTGCAAATCCATGTACAGCAGCTATACTATTACCTATATTGTATACATCTGTTCCTGTACTAGCAAATGGTGTAGTTTTATATACCAACAGTGGCTTGACAACTACTTACAGTGGATATATTTACATAACCAATTTGAGTACTAAATGGACAGTATCAAGTGGAGGAGTGCTGAGTGCAGCAACTTCTTGCTAGTAGCACATAAATTAAAAGTTTGTGCGTATCTATAAACTAAATTCAAATAAACTTTACTTTATTGGTTTTGTAGAGTTTCTCCCAGGCATTTAATGTCTGGGAGTTTTTATTTGGAAAAATGATTAAATTTGAGTACATATAACTCTGAAAATCAGGAACACAAGATGTCAACATTAAGAAAATTAGTATCTGATGTGCGATCAACGCACAAGATCATATCAACAGATAGTCTCATTACAGATAGAGCAATTGCCTCTGAGGTGCGAAATAATGCACTATTGTTGATAAAAAGAGAAACCAATCTTAGAAAACTTTGGTCAACTGATACGTTGTTTACAACAATTCCATGCTTGGAAATGTGTGAAGTTCCCATCTCAGAATGTTGCAATTATGCAGATCCTTGTTCTGTCGCAAGATCAAAATATCAACTTCCTAGAATATCTGAAGGAAATTATCAATACGTCATTCAAGGTGTTTATTCAATAAACGCAATGTCTGGACAAGGCACTAAGATAAAAGAGATAACTGTTAATCGTTACCTTAACCTATTAAAACTTCCTGTTATTAAAAAAGAACAGTATTTCTGGATTTCAAATGGTTATCTTTATGTCAGCAATCCAGCACTACAGGCTGTTAGATTTGTAGCTCTTTTTGAAGAAGACATTCCTAACAATATCATGTATCCTGAATGCGGATGCGGAACTCCAAGTTATACGACTGACCAGCTTTGTCAGAACCCTCTAGATAAAGAGTTTGCTCTTCCAGGATACTTGGAGAAGCAAGTGCTAGATCTAACCTCACAGAAGCTTCTACAGAGCTATTTCAATCTGAAGACTGACATGACTGATGATGGAATAGATGGTCAATCACCAAACTCACCACAATTTAGATGAGAGTACCAATAGATTGGCGAAGTGCCTCAAAAGAAAACTACAATAATTTCAAGAGTGAGAAACCTGAAATAAACCTCTCTTTCGATGACTGGAAGAGAGTTGTTTATGGTTTCAATGAAATGTTTGTTGAACACATGCTTGAAACAGGGGAGAAAGTAAAACTCCCATGTGGAATAGGAGACTTCGCAATCAACAAAAAGAAAAGAGTGAGAACCACAATTGTAGATGGTAAAGAGTATATAAATCTTCCAATTGACTGGAAAAAAACTAGAGAGAAGGGAAAGTATATTTACAACTTCAACTACCATACAGAAGGATATTTCTTTGGATGGAAGTGGTTTAAAAGATCTTGTAGATTTAAGTTTTCTGATCTGTGGCTATTCAAACCAACGAGACAAAACTCTAGATTGATTAACCACTATTTGAAAGTTGACGAGAAGTATCAACATATTTATGCAACATGGAATCGTAATTAAAGATGAGCTATTACTATAAATTTAACTTCGTAAGCCCAGATCCAATCTACTCCACTGTCAAAGAAGAATTGAAAAGCTACTTTGATACAGGTGCTGTAGATGATTTGTTATTCCCCACCTATCTAGACAAATGTCTTAGAAAGCTGGGAAGAGCTACATACGTGATAGCTGAGACAGCTCTTGTTGTTGATAACTTTGAAGCAAGACTTCCAGATAACTTTTATGCTGTTCGTGAAGCATGGATGTGTACAGTGATTAATGGCTTTCCATATCAAACAGCTAACTCATTCTATTCTCAAGCATCTACACAAACAACTATACAGGTGAGTCCAATCACTACA